AAAGTTTAGATTCTGATTCTATAAACGTAGCCGGATCTACAGTCTTTGTCGCCATTATACTCTTCCTCCGTTTTCTAATTTTTTCATCATGTCATACATACGTTGTGCGCCTTGATTAACATCTCCATCGCCCATTCCTCTTACAGCATCAGCTGTAAATACAAATTCATTGTTAGATAACATAGCAGGTATGTCATCTTCTTTTTCTTTTACACCAACCGGAGGAATAAATCCACCTGTTTCTCTAAGATCTAATTCTGTAGCTCCTGCAGGATTTTGATTTAAAGGTAATCCCATAATGCCTGAAGCCTGAACCGCGTTTTGCTCTGGATCGTTACCGAAAGCATAACCAATTCTACCACCGTAAGCTGCCATTGTTTTCTGTTCAGATACTTTTTGTCTACGTTTATTTTCTAAAAATTCTCTATAAAGTTCTTCAAAATTTTGTTTTTTATTAAATTCTTCTCTACCTTTTAAATATTCTTCAAATTCTGTTCCACCAGCATAACCAATTCTTCCACCGTAAGCTGCGTTTTGAACTGGTATATTATCCATAACAAATTGATCAATTTCAGGTTGCTCTGCATCAGGATTTAATAATTTATATCCATTAGCTAATTGCATTTTTAAAGTTGCTATATCCTTAACGTTTTCAGGATCTTGACCTGTTGCTGATAATGCTTGTAATGCAGCTCCACCTAAGGTTCCTATACCAAACATTTTTGCAACCTGACCAAACGTAGGTTTTTCACCTGGGGCTACTTTAAAAGTTTCTGCAAGTAGATTTGATCCGGGAAGTTGACCCAATGTTGCCATAATACCTTGTTTACCTAATAAACCTGTAGCTGAACCAAACATATTAGCTCTTCCAAATAAACCACCTTTAAGAAAACTTGGTGCTCCTCCTGGTAGGCCAGGAATACCAAAAGCTAATGCAGCCATCCCTAATGTTTTACCTAAATCTGATTTAGCAAATTTTTTAACACCTTTGACGGCTCCTTTGACACCTTTAGCTATTTTTTTAACAAAGCTGCCTAAGCCATACATTTGTCTTGGTTGTTGCATACGTGATATTGTCATATTTATATAATTAAACTAGTTTAAGGCAGGTATATAAACCTGTAAATGCTATACTTTATTTGATTTTTTTGTCAACGTCAATACGTTTTAAAGCTTCTAATTGATCATAAAATCTACCACAATACTGATGCTCTCCAACATGTGTAATATAGTCTAATGCATAGATGTATACTTTACCTCCCATATCAGTCCATCTTTGACAAAAACCAAAGTCTTCTCCAAAATAACGTTTAGTTTCTATGTCATGTAGTGTATCAAATAAATTGTAAAAATTTTCCTTTGCAGTCTCTTTACCATTAACTATGGTAGGTTGATATATTCTTAGTTCAGGGTGATGTTCCATCATTTTTTCTATAACTTTTCTTTTAATTAACATGCATCCTGTAGGAGCGTGACTAACCTCTATAACTCCATGCTCCATATTAATATTATTTTTATTATCCATTTTTAATGGAAAAGAATAACCTGCTCTTAATAAATCATCTTTTGTTTTTATTAAATCTGTTTTATGTAATTTTGACCACATTTTATCTGTATCAATCATTTTCATTGGATAAGGACATGCAATAATATCTTTATCAGCACCTATCATTTTAAATATTGTTTTGGATTCAAAATCTATGTCTGAATCAATAAATAATAAATAATCATAATTATCAGAATGATTTAGAAATTCTGCTACACATAAATTTCTACCCTGAGTAACTAAAGATGATTTTAGTAAACTAAAACTAACTAATATACCTTGTTTCATACATTCCATTTGAAACTTTAAAACTCCTTGTGTGTAATGCATAGACACATCACTATGACATGGAGTACAAACCATTATTTTAGCTTTTGGTTGTTGACCTATATTTATTTCAATTGTTTCTGATTCTACATTTCCTTCTTCAATTGTTTGATAAGTATCTTCGTTAAACCAAATAGGTTTATTATTTTGCATTTATTGCTCCTTCTAGAAATCTATTCCAAGTATTTCCTTTTATTTTCCAATCATAAAAATTATTAACAAATTTTTTTTGCATTTTTAAATGATCCCTGATGCCTGACTCATGTAAGGATAATGCAGCAATATCAATACTTTCTGCAAATTTTTTTGCTAAACTTCTATAATCATTTGAGTAAGGAACGTACATCGGAAACTCAGAACCGGTTTCATATAAAGCACCTAAATTTGTTGTTATACAATAAAGACCTGCAGACATAGCTTCTAATAAAGATATACAAGAAGTTTCTTCCCAAATACTTGGGTACACAAACAATCTGTAATTTTTTATATGTTTTTTTATGTATTCATTTGATTTATATCCAATATAATTAACATTAGGTAACTGTCTAGCTTGATTATATAACTCATGATAATAATGATCATTGTGATCGTAAAAAGATTTACCATACAATTCAGTTGATGAATAAACATCTAGACTAATCAATGGGTTTTTAACAAGTTGCATAGCTCCAAGCAACACTGATAAACCTCTCCATGGAGTACAGTGATGTATTATTTTTACAGGCTTTCCTTTTTTATAATCTGTTTTTATAGGATCTACTTTTTCTACACCATTTTTTATAACTAAACATTTTTCTGTAGGTAATTCAAATTTTTTAATAAATTGTTCAAAGTTCCAATTAGAGTTAAATACATACCAATCATATTTATTATGGTTTGATTTATCTTCAAACCATGGTTTTAAATTAGGTTGATCCCAAGAATTTTTTTGCCATAGAATATTTATCTTATCTAAGCTAAGAGGTATTTTTTCTGGAACAGATGTACAAATTTGAACTTGATCTAATAACTTTAAATCAACGTGATTTTTTAAATATTCAAATTGAAGCTCTGTCCCACCTCTAGGGTTTTGGTTTGTCATTATTTTGATTCATAACTTTCTGTAAAACGTTTAGTCCTTTCGGTGATACTTCTACATTAACATCTTGAGCTATATGCTCTGCTACTGTTTCAGTATTAGGGTCTGAGATGTCTGCATTTTTTTCTGCTTCATCTTTATATACTTTATTTGTTCTAGTATTTTTAAATGTAATTGTTGTAGTACAATCTATTTTTAATAAGTCTTCATGTGTCATTATCCATTCTCCTGTGATCTGTCTATTAAAGCATAACTTACAGCACCTGTTATCTTATCTGCGGTACCTGCTTGCATTTTTATAACATCTCCTGCTTCTAAATTCAAGGTATTTACTATCATGTTAACTGTATTTTTATTAAGCTGTGCGTGGCCAATTTCTACATTACTACCTCCAGATTTTTTTATAAATAAGTCCGTGTCTACATTGGATGCTGTTTTATGATTAGCTTGAACAGTTTTTACAATAGCTATAGCTGACGTAGAAACAGTCAATACTGTTGTTAGATTTGTTGTTGTTAAATCAAATACTTCGTTTTTATATTGTATGGTCATGATGATAAAAAATAATTGTAGCTATCTTGTTCTTCTTTCAAGTCATTTTGAAATGAAAAATTAAGTTGGTTTTTTAGTGTTGAAACAGATTCTAAAATTTGTCTTTGATTATCTACTTGATATTCTTCTTTTGGTTCAGGTATATATGCAGTTATTTTAGCCATTATCTTCTTCCGTCTACTTTAGTATCAATTCTTAAAGTTCCATATCTCCAAGTTTCTCCTGTACTATCATTTTCTATCTTAACTGCAAGAAGTCGACCTCTTGCACGTGTGTCTATTTTATCAGTAGTTGAAGTTATTGTAAATGGTCCAAGAGGTGAACTTACCGCTGTATCACTTGGATAGTCATTTAATAGTAAGGTAATTTTTGAATTACCTGTTAAAACTTTAAAATCAGGTATAAATCTTTTAACTGACATTAGATAATCACCATCTCCTTTAAAATTTGGTGTAGTATTTGTTCCTCCCATCATACCTTTTCCAGCTGTAATATCAAAATCTCCAGATTTTATAAATGCATTAATAGAAGTAGTTCCCGATGAATTTACTTGATCGGTTCCAATTTCATGAGCATAGTAAGTTGATGCTCCATAAGTATTTGTAATACCTTGTATTGGAAAACTAGGTAAAGCAGTTTTAATATATTCAGTTGCATATGGTAAATCATATACTCCTGTATCAATATAAGAAGTTCTCGCTAAAGAAGACGTTGTCCATAATCTTTCTGCATAATTATATACTACACATCTATTAATTTGTTCTGAATTTGAGCTTGCATAAAACCAATTAATTTCATTGTATAGTGTATTGTGTTCACAATATATTAACTGACTAGCATTATAATTTATGCCTAAATTATCTGCAGTTGTTGCAAACACGAAATCTTCTACTAAACAAGGTAGGGCTTTTACAGTACCATCAAACATAAAAAATCCACCTTCACCTGACATCCAAAATACAACACCATTAGAATAACTAAGTGCATTTTGACCAATCAATCCACAGTTTGTACCTACTTGTCTAATACTAAATGTAAATGGTGGACCAACATATTGAATTACATATGCTGAACTATCAGTTAAAACTAATGTGTAATCTTTACCGGATA